ATGATTAGTAAAATAAAAGATAATCTTGCAATAGTTGTTACTGCTATAACTCTTATGGGATCTATTGGAGCAGGAGTTCAAAGCTTAGGAGCTGTTATAAATACTCTTACAAACATAGATGAGAGAATGAACACTATTGAATATGATTTTCAAGCTCTTAAAGAATCAACAATGGTTTCTAATGATATTGCTGTTCTTTATGAGAAAATATATGCTCTTGAGCAAGAGGCTTATAATGCAGAGTTTTTAGAAACAGAATTAACAACATTAAGAGCTAATTATCAGAACTTAGAGTCAGAAGTAAGAGATCTGGAATGGAAACTAGAGGACTTTCAAGCTAGATATATTTCTGAGCTAAACAATCCTCCTCAAGATTCACAAGCTTATGAGCTAATGAAGTGGGAATGGCAAGATCTGCTTAAGAAAATAACAACTTTAGAGAATAATCAGCTTGAATCATGGGAGTTTGATAACTTAAGAGATAGAATTACTTATCTTGAAGCTTATATGCACAATCACTAATGAATTGTAATTGTACCAATCTTTGCTGTGGTTGTAGTTTGCATTGTAATAATTTTCAATAAAAATTTTTTATATAAGGTTTTTTGTCCACAGGAATATAAATTTTTATGTATATAATTAATTTATGGATTATATAGATGATATGTCTTTAGCTTTACCTAATCAGCAACAAGTAGGAGAAAGCAATATTGATTTTAAAAGATTTCAATATTATTTAGCTTTAGGTGCAGGTAGAACACTACCTAGAGTTGCACAAAATTTCAGTTTGTCAGAGAGGAGAATATATCAGATATCCTCTAAGAATCAATGGTTAGATAGAGTTAAAGCTATTAATAAGATGCTAAATGAGCAGATAATTGGGGAAGTTTTTGCTCAAGTAGGAGAAACTGCAAGAGATCTAGCTAATGAGCTTAAGCCTGTAATTTTTAGAATTATTAATGAAATAAATGAAAGAGATTTAGCATCACTCAATCCTACTGAATTAAAAGGATTGCTAGATGTTTGCTATAAGATGATAAGCCAAATCTATGGCTTAGGTACTCCACAAGTAACAGTAAATCACATAGAACAACCACAGATTAAGTTTAAGTGGGATTGGGAGCAGGATGATGAGCCAGATTATTGAGGCTACTCCACCTGATCTACATTCTGGACAAATAGAACTTATAAAAGCACTTAATGAAAATAGATTTGTAGTTGCTATATGTGGCAGGAGGTGGGGAAAAACTACAGCTTCTTTAACTTGTGCTATAGATCAGGCTTTAAAAGGATTAAAAGTATGGGTTATCTTTCCTGTATATCCTCAAGCTTTAGAGTCTTGGCTTAATCTAAAATCACTTGTTAGACAACTTCCAGAGGGATATGTAGAAACAAGAGAAGTAGAGAAAAGAATTGTATTACAAAATGGTGGATCTATACAAATAAAGTCAGCTAATAAGCCAGAATCATTAAGAGGTGCAGGTGGTATTTCTTTAATAATCTTTGATGAAGCTGCTTATATGGATAAAGAAACTTGGGAAACAGTTAGACCAATATTAAGTGATAGTTTAGGAAAAGCTCTTTTTTGTACAACTCCTAATGGAATGAATTGGATGTATCAGCTATATGAAAATGCAAAGTTAAGAAATGATTGGAAAATATTGCATTATCCAACTGAATCTAATCCAAATATTAATAGAGATGAGTTAGCACAAGCCAGAGAGGAACTAGGCTCTTTAGTGTATGCACAAGAATTTAATGCAGAATTTACAGAGGTAGGACACATGTTCAAAAGAGAGTGGTTTAAGTATTATGACACTATTGCAGGAGATGATCCTGAGTATGTCTTAGGAGATGAAGTTGTTAAGCATTCTGAACTATCTATCTTTGGCACTATGGATACAGCTTTAAGTATTAAAGAAACTGCTGATTATTCTGTAATAATAACAGTTGGAACTACTCCTAGTGGTAAGCTTTTAGTAATGGATGTATTCAGAGCTAGATTAGAAGCTCCAGAGTTACTCCCACAGATAGAAGCAAAGATTGATGAATACAATATGTCTTGGTTGGGAGTGGAGGATTCTAGTTTTGGTTTAGGAATAATTCAGATGGCTAGGAGGCAGGGTTTGCCCATAAGGAACTTAAAGGCAGATAAAAGTAAAACTGCTAGAGCTGTTCCTGCTGCTGCAGGTGTAGAAAATGGCACTATATGGTTTTTGAAAAATGCTAAATGGCTTGTAGAATTTGAAAGAGAATTAACTAGCTTTCCATCCTCTGGGTCTCATGATGATATGGTGGATGCCTTAGCTTATGCAGCTAGGTTTGGAATAGTTAGAAAGACAAATTGGAGTGTTACTTAATTGGGAATAAGAGATAATATTAGAGGCTTCTTTGCTCAGGAAGTTCAAACAGAAAAGAAATCTGGGCAATATCCTACATCACAAGTAGTATTTCCATTTAATACTGATGCAGGTTATTTTAGTGGAGTCAATCAGATGAGCCCAGAGGGTAACTCAGCAGCTCTTGCTTGTTTAAATGTACTTGGTACAGCTTTTAGTGAGCCACCACTTAAAGTATATTTAAAGAATCAAGAGGGAGATGAATATATAGATAAGCATCCTGCTGCAATTCTTTTAGAGAATCCTAATCCAAATATGACAGCTTCTCTTATGAATAACTACATTGTTACTTCTGTAGCTGTTTCTGGAGATGCTTTCTTACTTAAACTTAGAAATGAATCAGGAGCTGTAATTCAACTTATACCACTACTACCAGAGATGGTAGAAGTTAAAGGCAATACAGAACAATTAATAACTAAGTATGAATACAAGCAAAAAGGCAATACTATGACCATATTGCCTGAGGATATGATACACCTTAGAGAGAGAATAGATCCTAGAAATCACAGGAGAGGACTTTCTCCTCTTAGATCAGTAATGGTTGAAGTATTAGGAGATGCTGCAGCTTCACAGATGGGAGCAGCATTAGTTAAGAATACAGGTGTTCCTAGTGTTGTTATATCTCCAAAGAATGATCTATCTATGACAAGTGATGAAGCTGAGAATATAGCTGAGGTATTTGGTAGGAGATTTGGAGGAGAGAATAGAGGCAGACCATTAGTAATATCTGGTGGAGAAGTAGATATAAAAACTCTTTCTTTTAGCCCTAAAGATTTAGAAATAGGGAAACTTAGATACATCAATGAGGAGAGAATATCTGCTGTGCTAGGTGTTCCTGCAATATTAGCAGGACTTGGTGCAGGACTAGAGAGAGCAACTTACTCTAATGCAAAAGAGCTTAGAGAGTTCTTTACAGAACAAAAACTAATTCCTATGTGGAATCACTTTGCTAATGAATTTACCAAACAATTATTACTACAAGACTTTGAGGACAATACAGATTACTGCTTTAAATATGATCTTTCTAATGTAAGAGCTTTAAGTCAAGATGAGGATGCAACTATGCAGAGAGTAGTAACAGGATTTAATGCAGGATTTGTAACTGTGAATGAAGCTAGACAAGCTAATCAGTTACCTGCTCTTGATGATGGAGATTATTTTATTAGAAATATGATGGTTGCTGAAGTTCCTGTTGAGGGAGATGATGTAACAATGTATCAAGCTGAAACATCAGAGGACATAGAGGAGAAAGCTGTATCTAAAAGAATAGAGGGTATCTTAAGAGATAAAGTAAAAGAGCATAATGATAAAGAGCCAAAGTATAGAGCTACTTTCTCAATGCTTAGACAAGTATTTGAAAGAGGAGTAGGAGCTTACAATACTAATCCTCAATCAGTTAGACCAAATGTAACTAGCTCAGACCAATGGGCATTAGCTAGAGTTAATACTTTTATTAGAGCATTGAGTTCTGGTAAGTTTCCTAATAGAGCTTTTGATACAGATTTACTTCCAGAGGGGCATCCTAAAAGCACAAAAAAAGAAATAGATTTAGAAATAGAAACTAAGGTAGATAAAGTTCCTAGTTATATTCAAAAGAATGCACAAAGAGGATTAGATCTCTTAGAGTTTGCAGGTAGTGGCTTGACAGATAAAACAAAGAGAGAAGCTAGAGAGATGGCTAATGGAAAAATTAGTGATAACAAAGTTGTAAGAATGTCAGCTTGGTTTGCTAGGCATGAGGGAGATTTAGATTCAGAGAAAGCTAATGATTATCTTAATGGAGATAGTGATAGACCAACAGCAGGGCAGGTAGCTTGGTTGTTATGGGGTGGAGATATATCTAAGAGTAACAAGATGAGAGCTGCTAATTGGGCAACTAAAGAAGCTGAGAAAGTAAAAGAGAATAAAAGTTTTAATTATCCACTATATGGATGGCAAGAGCCAACAGTAAAGATACTAGGACTTCCTACTGTTAAACACTACAGAACAGAGATAGAAAAGAAAGAACTCTGGAAAGCTATAAATGGATTAGAGAATGCTTGGAGTGAGTATATGTCTAATATTTATGCAAAAGAACTTAACAGACAAAAAAGAGGCTTATCTAATGTTGCTAAAGGTAGTCATGATCTAGCTGCACTAGAAACTAATGTAGATATATTCTTAAATGAATCTAAGTTTGATAAAGAGTTACTACCATTGTTTTATTCTCTTGGGGATGATATGTCTGTAAGAACTTGGGATAATCTCTTTCCTGCACAGGAAAACTTTAAAGCAGCAGATCCTGTTGATTTAGATGTAACAATACCAGAGGAACAAGCAATAAGAACTGTATTTGGAACTCTATCAGGCTTACTTCCAGAGGGTAGAACTATAAAGAAAGTTGTTGAGAGTGGCTTTTATAGAGGACAAAGAGAAGTTCCTGCTGAAGTTAGATCATTATTTCAAGATTCACAAGCAGCTAATTTTGTGCAAGATAATGCTAAGAAAGTTATGAATGACTTAAATGCAACTACAAAGAAAAGAATTACTACACAGATAACAAAGACAATAAAAGAGTTTGAGGAGCTTGGAATAGTTAATCCTGTTGCAGGTACTCCTGATGGAGATAAATTCTTTAATGAGTTAGCTAAAAGAATTAATACAGTACTAGGAGGAAA